GGCACGAACCCGGTCGCCGGGGCCGTGATGGTCACGCCCGACAGCGAGCCGACCGCCGGCGGCGTGCCGCCGAGCGTCGGCAGCTTCGTCGCCAGCGGAATCTGACCGGTCAGCTGGCCCTTGAATGCCGCGGTACCGGCGCCGGCTCCTTCGAACGTGCTGCCGGTCGTGGTCCACGCCTCGACAATCGCCACGCCGAGGACCAGCGGTCCCGAGCCCAGCGTCGAAGCCACCGCGTTCTGCGGCGTCCCGATCGTCGGAATCAGCTGCACCGCCGACGCCAGCTGAATCTTGTTCGCGCCGAGGACGAACGTCGTCACCGCCGACGCGCCGAGCACCACCACGTTGTTCGACGCGGTCGGCACACCGGCGTACACGACCACGAACGACGTCGCGCCCGGCGTACCGGCCAGCGTCGTGATGGTGAAGGAGGCGTAGTTGAACACGTCCCCGACCTGGGCTGCGCACGCGGAGACGTACGGGATCTGCGTTGCGGCGCCCGTGACCGCCGGCGCGCCGAGGTAGCGACGCGAAACGGTGGCGCGGTAGGGCTGCGACGGAGAACCGTCCAGCAGCCACTCGGGGTCGTAGTCGGGGTAGCGGCCGCCTGCGAGATCCATGTCAGAACCCCTGTCCGGTCATGTTGAGCACGGAGTTCGCCGGGGTCGCCGAATACTGCGTCAGCGTCGCGTAGGACACCGACGAGCCCAGCTTGGCGACCGTGTTCCCGCCGGTCACGACGTCGGCATAGGCCTGGTAGCGGTTCGGGATCGCCGCGACGTAGTTGTACAGCTGGAACCGGATCTGCAAGTTCCCGGACAGCACCTGGTCCAGGGCGCGGGTGCGGAGCTCGCCCTCCCACAGGAACAGGTCGTTCCAGCAGCCCAGCAGCAGCGGCGTGAACACCCCCGAGCCGGGCGTCGGCGCGAACTGGCCAGCCGACAGCGACGAGATCTGCGGGTTGGTGCCGCCCGAAGCGGGCCAGGACACCGGCATGTTCGGGTCCAGGATCACCGGCAGGCCCTGATACCAGCCGACCGGGCCGGACACGACCATCCCGGAGTCGTCCATCGCGACCTGGTTGAAGCCCGGCCCGTTCGGGGTGCCCGGCACCACGAGCGGGCGGCCCTGCTGGTCAACCTGGGTCATCAGGTAGTACCAGACCCATGGGTGCCAGACGTGGTGCGTGGCCGGGCGCAGCCGGGTGCGCGCGACGGTCGACAGCAGCTGGCCGCCGCCCTGGAACACCGAGTTGACGACGGAGAAGGTGCCGCCGCCGCCGTTGACCCAGGTCTGGGCCGCGGTGTTGTTCGTGTTCGGGATGTAGATCCCGTTGGTGTTGGCGATGACGCCCGCCGGCCACACGCCGGGGATCTGTCCGCCGGCGTTGGAGCCGACGTAGCACTGGCCGGACAGCTGGAGGTTGTAGTCCGCCGCCAGATCCTCGAAGATCATTTCGTCGAAGTTGCCGATCGGCGACTGATCCAGCAGCTGGATCGCCACGTCCTCCTGACCGGCGATGGTCTTCACCTGGCCCTGGACGAACTGGTCGGACATGTCGCGGCCGAGCACCGGCGCGCCGTCGGTGGCCTGCGCGCCCGTCGCCGCACCCACGACCATGCGCGGGATGTTGATCGAGTCGGTGCCCGCGGGCAGCGGCATGTTCCGCCACAGGTTCGCGAAATCACGGCCCGCGCGCAGGAACCCGATCAGCTCGTCGATCATCCACACCGGAGGCACCAGGTATCCGCCGGTGCCGTCGGTGCGGTTCAGGGCCCGCTTCTCGAACGGGGACACGCCCTCGCGGTCCATGCGGGCCAGGGCCTGCGCGCCGTCGCGCCGCTCGGCCGGGGTGCCGGTGGTGTGGGCGCGCTCGAACTCCTCGCGGGCCTGGCGCTCCCGGGCCTCGGCGCGGGCGGGCATGATGACGCGCAGTTCGGCCGCGTGCCGGTTCAGCCGGTTGCGGGACTCGTCCACGCCGCCGTCGCCGCGCCCGACCTTGGCCGTGTCGCGGGCCATGTCCATGAAGTAGGAGTGGCCGGAGCCGCGGCCGTAGACGGTCGGTTCCCCTCCGACGGACCAGCCGGTGCCGGCCGGTCCGCGGGTGTGGTCTGTGGTGGTGCCGCCGGATTCGGCGGCTCGCGAAGCAGCGGCGCGGGACTCGCGTTCCGCCTGGTTGCCGCGCGCGTCGATCTCCGAGTCGAGCTCGGTGATCTCGGTGTTGAGGTCGGTGAACCGGGAGCGCTGCTCAGTGGTGAACGTGTCGACCTGACTGAGCGTCTCCATCTCCGTGAAGAGCGTGGAGCGGCGCGACCGGAGGGTTTCGAGCACCCCTGTCATGGGGCTCTCCTCTACGTCGGTGATGGACGTAGCCGCAGAGGAGTGGTTGCGGGCCGCAGTAGCGCTGTCGACCTCAGGTGCTTGGCGAGGCCGGGGAGGTGCTGCGGGTGCTCCGGGTCATGCCTGGCTATCTACGAGGATCAGGGTACACGGATGTTCGACTATCGGACAGCGATCACCTGTAAGCGGACGCTAGGCTGGAGTCGTGGTGACGGGGTGGCCGGGTCGCGCCCGGCGGATCGTCACTCAAGGCGGGACCGGTACTGGCGTCGCGCGTCAGGCCACCCGCCCCAGGGTCCGTAGCTCAACGGCAGAGCGACAGAGGTACGGCGCCCGGTCGCCACGGCGACTGTCTGGCGATGCGGGTTCGAGTCCCGCCGGATCCACTCAAGCGCTCAGCGCCGCAGTTGCAGAACTCTGACTCGCGCACGAACCAGCGCCATCGCATCCGCGGCCGCCAGTTCGTCGGCAACTTCGGTCGCGGCTTCCTCCGTGACGTCGTCCCCCTGGCCCTCATCGGCCCCGGCGTCTGCCTGCTCGACAATGGCCTCGGCCACGACGTCGGCACGCTGCTCGCGGTCCGCCGCAGCCGACCGCGCCAGGGCGGCCGACACCGGCAGCGCCTCCAAGCTCGCACCAGCCGCGTTCGGATTCGCAGCCCAGCACACGATGGAGACGTCACCCCTGTTGAGGTTGATCTCGGTGATGCGGCGCTCCATCCAGTCCGGCGACCACTGCTGCGCCGTCGCGATGAACCCGATGGACATCTCATCGACGTCGCCGCGCTCCATCGCCGACGCGAGCTGCTGCACCTGAGGATTCCGGCCGTCCAGCGACGGGGCCACCACCAGCAGCCCGGTCGAATCCGCCGACAGCGTCATCGTGCCTGAGCGGGTACGCGCCATCGGCAGCCCCGACTCGTCATGCCCGACCAGGAACTGGGTGTCGCAGCCGTTGGCCAGCGTCCGGTTGAACGCCGACGCGGCCACCGTCTCGAAGTAGGAGTCGCCCCAGGCGTCCCACATCTCGAACGGCGTCTCCACCGTCGCCGCGTAGCCCTCGAAGCGGTAGGACGGTCCGGACGCGCTGGTCGGGTTCGCCCGGAACTCAAAGTGCGCGCGTAGCCGGGCCTCGGCCTGGTCCGCGTGCGAGGTCGCCAGCGGCTGGTGCCGCCGGCGCGTCGCGGGCATCGCGCCGCGGTGCTCGGCCAGCAACTCCAGCGGGGTCGCCGTCGCCATTCGGCGCTGGACAGTCGTGAGGGTCATCTCAGCTTCCGATCTTCGGCGAACCGATGGGCGGCGGGATGGGCGTGACGAGCTTGTCAATCTGCGCCTGCTGCTCCGGAGTCAGGGCGGCCCAGTCCTCCATGGCGCGGGCCTCGTCCTGCGTGATGATGCGGGCACCGACAAGCAGGTGAAGGGCCTGGTAGCGGGTGAGCGTGTCGGAGCGCAGCAGCTGCGTGGTGTCGAGCTTTACGTACTGGCCGCGCGGCAGCAGGTCCGTGTACCAGCGCTCCAGCCGCGCCACCCACCCGCCGAGGCCGAACTTCAGGAAGTCCAGCGACCGCGACTCGACGTTCGCGTAGGTGATCGACGAGCCCTCTGACGCCTCGCCGACAACCTCAGGCGGCACCCCGAAGAACCCGCAGATCGCCGAGCCCGTGTACTTCTGCGTGTCAAGGAACTGCGACTCGCCCGGCGCGATCTGGAGCTGCTTGTACTGCCAGCCACCACCCATCACCACCGGCTCCCGGCCGCCGTGCATGGCAGACAGGAACCGCTTCTTGATCGTGTCGGCTTCGCCCTGCGCAACGAGCTTCTGCGTGTCGTTCGTGATGATCCCGGTCGGATGGCCGCCGCCGGAGAAGAACTGGCTGCCGAACTGCTGCGCCGACGTCGACAGGCTGATCGTGCCCTGCGCGTAGCCGATCGGCGACAGTCCTACCGGCGAGCCGGCCATCCGGAACGCCCGCTTGTGCCAGACCTGCTCCCGGTCGACGACCGTGGCGCCGTACCGGTACTCCAGCGCGCCGTTGCCCAGCTGCTTCACCGAGGCGCGGTCCGGATACTGCAACTCGACCTGAGCGGGGCGGCCGTACTTGTCGACCTCTACGATCTTGCCGTAGCCGTTGCCGCGGGCCAGCAGCGAACCGATCAGCATGTAGGTGAAGTCGAAGATGTCTGCGTCAGCGGACGGCTGCACAAGAATCTGCGGGGAGTCCATGCGGTTCGCCTCGCCGTGCCCGATCCCGGGGCCCCGGTACGCCACCGGCGTCATGCACGACAGCACATCGGAGACCAGCCGCATGCACTTCCACACGGTGTGCTGCCGCATCGCAGACTCGATGTCCCCATACGGGGAGCCGAGCGCAGCCTCCACCCGAACCCCGATCGGCGGCTCCAGGAACAACAGACTCGCCGTCCTCTGCTCACGGCCGGCCGTCGGCCGCGCACGCGTGAACAGCGCCATCAGCGCGGAATCCGGAAGTCAACCAGCACGAGCGCGAGGCCGGCGACGATAAGCCCGGCAGGCAGGTAGACCATGGCGGCACCCCAGGAGACGAGACCGGCCCCGGCCAGGCCGGGCAGGAACCGCACGGGGCGTCGCACGCTACGCCAAGAGTAGCCCGCCGCGCTGGCCAGCGACAGAAGTGATCGCGTCACCAGATCTGGTCCAGGATGCTCGGCTCGTTCTGCCCTGCGAGCTCGGCCAGCGTCCACACGCCCATGCACATAGCCACGCACGCGTCGATATGGCGACGCGACTTGCCCTTCGAGAGCGTGAAACCGCGTTCCCACTGCTTCCTCACCGCCGCTTTCACTTGAGAGCCCAGCTCCACATCACCGTTATGGACAATGCCGCCGGACAGGATCAGGTCGTACGCCAGGCCGACCGCCGGGGCCATCCGCTGCGGGGACTGGTCGAACTGGATGGCCAGGTGGCCCTTGTCCTCCAGCTGTTCGGCCGGCAGCTGGAAGTACCGCGGGTCGAAGACCAGGCCCTGAAAGGCGGTCCCGAGCTCTTTCGCCCGCTGCTCGATGTACTCGAACACCTCCAGGTGCGGGATCTGCCCGTTGGACGGATACCAGATCCGGCACGTGACGGCAAAGCGCCCGTCAGGGTGCTGCTCATCGGCCGGCAGCATCCGCACTTCGGCAACGGCCACCGAGTCGCGCTTCAGCGCCATGTCGATCGCCAGGACCGCGGGCTCATCGCCGCCGATGTCCCACGCGCCCTTGCACGCCGCCCACGCACCCGGGTGCTCCGACAGCCAAGACTCCTCTGCGACATCGACCCAGCGGTTCGCGTAGTAGCGAATCCACTCGTGCTTCAGAACCTCGTCCTTGTCCCACTCCGCAACGCGGGCGGCCACCGACCAGATCTGATCCGCCGCACCGGATGCCGCCCGGCAGGCCATCGCCCGCTGCGCCGGGTCGGTGTAGTCGATGTCGTCGGGGGCCTGCGCCCAGTCGAACAGGAACCGGGTCGCAACCTGCTGCTGCGCCTCCCGCATGCCACGCTTGTACATCGCGCCGAGGAAGCTGTGGTCGACGTCGAAGCCTGCGGTACTCAGGTTAATGACGCGACCCGGCCCGCGCTTCACCTCGCGCACCTGGCCGTCGCTGCCGGGAATGAAGTACGTCAGGGTCCGCTTCTTCGTGCCCATCGCCACGACCTTGTGGAACCGGGCGCGGGCGTCCTCAACGTCGCCAAACTCGTGGATCTCGTCGGCCATGAACGTCGTCGGCTGGCCGCCCTGGTTCGTGCCGGCCACCGTCGCCGTCCGGAAAAGCCGGCCCGGCCGGTTGTCCGCGAAGGTGATCTGCGCGTCGTAGACCTCGAAGTAGCCGCACAACGGGGCCTGCGTCACCTCCTGGTCCCGGCCGCCGAGCATCGTGGCCGCCGCGGAGTACAACAGGTTCGCCTGGTCCCAGCTGGCCGCAGCGATAACGACGTTCGGAGAGTACGGGGCGATCTGCGGCGGCCCGCCAAACTCCAGGTCGGCGATCATCGCGACGAGGGCGGTCTTGCCGCCGCCGCGGGCCTCGCCGCGCAGGGCCTCGTCGTAGTGCCACCACTCACAGGACGGGCACCATTCGTACCAGCGGTAAATGAACAGCTTCTGGTCCCTGCGCAGCCGCACGGGCTTCCCGAAGGAGTCCCCCTCCGCGAAAATCATGTTTTCTTCGATCCAGCGCACCGCTATTCGCCCGAATGTCGGCCATTTCTCGCCGCTCTTCGGCCTCCAACCGCAGCCAGGACACATGTCAGCCGCGGTCGATACGGATGATGCGCGGGTCATCGTCGTCGTCATCGTCCACCCCCGCCCCGATGTAGCGGGCGTTCACGTCATCGAGCGCGGCCTTCTCCGACAGCAGCGCGATTCCGAGGTCCGCGCGGTTCTTCGCACCGATGCCGAGCTGCTTCGCGCACTGCATGACGATCGCCATGGCGTCCTTCGCCACTGCGTACAACGGATTCGCCACCTGCTGGCCCATGCTGCCCTCCGACATCGGCCACTCATCGGCGGCGGCCTTCTTCCGCCGGTAGTCGTCGTAGGCCTCGATCCACAACTCGACCAGCATCACATCGGCAGGGGTCTGCGAGGCTGCGACCGGGTCGGACCAGTACGCATCCCACGCCCGCAGCGAAGCGGGCAGGAACGCATCGCGGTCGATCGCGGGTATCGCCAGCCGGCTGGAAACGGTGGCCAGCTCGGCGCGGCGGCCGTTGCGCGGGTTCACCGCCTGGCCGGCAGGTTTCTTGGTGGGCGGCATCAGGCCTTCCTCCCGGTTTGCATCACTTTGGAAAACGGATCATTGATCTGACTGTCCGATTGGGAGGGAAAAGCGAGGGGTCACGCCCCTGACCTGCACTAAAAGAATCGTCGCAGGTCACGGCCTTGATCCACACCTCTCCATGATCAACGATCTTCCTCATGATCATCTCCTGAGCCCTCCCCCCGCCCTGCTGTTGCATGATCGGTGCACCGCCCTCAGCGGGCTGTCCTGCCCGCCTTGCACTCTCGGCACCGTGTGGTCTGCGGTCAGTGGGTCACCCTGTCTCGGTGGCTCACCACACACCGCACACACCTGTGCTGCTGTGACCACTGCCTTGGCCCTGGCCCTGTGTGCTGCACCCAGGCCACGCTGTGTGGTGTTGGCCTTGGGCCTGGCGTTCATACGCGCGATCAGTCCGGCTTGGCAGGGCTCGCATCTGGAGGCGCTTCCTCCTGGCTCGACTTGGAACAGGGCCTTGCATCCGAGGCAGAACTTGCTGGGCATGCTGGCCTCCGTGGTTGTCTGAGGTAGCCGAGGATGAGACGGCCGATGATCCAGGCGCAGGCGACGACGCCACCGAGATGCGCGCTGGTTATGGTCACCGATTCCGCCGTACGGTGATTGCCCGCACCACGACGGCCAGCCATACGCCGCTGGCCAATCCCGCCAGAGTTTTGATCATCGGCCATCCTTCCCTTCACGGATGGCGCGCAGCTCGTAGCGGCCTTCGCCGACATGGATGAGGCGGTAGAGCGCTTCAGGGTCGGGCCCGTTGTGCGATGGCTGAATGACCGGCCGGTATGGCTCGACGTCTTGGCGCGCCTGGTCTTCGCCGTAGTCGCAGGAGTCCCACCACTCAATGGCGTGCCATGCGTCGCGAAGGCTGTTCGCGGCGGCTTCGGCGTCGTCCAGGAGTCGGGTAATGCGGCGCGTTTCGACTGCTGCTGGTCCTGCCCAGGCAA